CGTTGGCGTTAACTGGTACTACCGCCGCAAAAGCTACCTGCTGATCAAATCCGGCAGCGACGAGGTGCGCCGTGAACTCACTCGCTAAAGGCTGTTCCATCGCCACGGTGCTGGCCCTGACGCTGCTGGTGCCCGACTTTCGACTGCTGCATACCTCCCGGGAAGGACTGGCGTTGATTGCCGATCTGGAGGGGTGCCGCCTGCGTCCGTATCAGTGCAGCGCCGGGGTCTGGACCAGCGGCATCGGTCATACCGCCGGCGTAACGCCGACGCGACCTGTCACCGAGCGCGACGCCGCTGCCAACCTGGTGAGCGACGTGCTGCACACCGAGCGCCGGCTGGCGAACTGCATAACGGTCTCGATGCCCGACCCGGTATACGACGCGCTGGTCAGCTTCGCCTTCAACGTCGGCACCGGGGCCGCCTGCCGTTCAACGCTGGCGGGATTTCTCCGCCGCGGGGAGTGGGCGCAGGCGTGCCATCAGCTGCCGCGCTGGATCTACGTCAACGGTGTGGCAAGCAATGGCCTGAAGCACCGGCGCGCCCGTGAGCAGGCCTGGTGCCTGACGGGGGCGCAATGAGAACCCTGGCTGCACTAACGTTGCTGCTGCTGAGCGCGGTGCTGTGGCTGCACCATAAAAATGGCCAGCTCGCACAGGCGCTCAGCGAGGCCAGCGCCCTCAGCGCCAGCCAGAAAACCGCGATGGGCACGCTGGAAACGCGGCTGGCTGCTGCTCTGACGCTGGGCCGGGATAACGAACGCGCCCAGGTCGCGCTGCGCCAGCGGCTTGAAGCTGCCGGCACCCGGGCGACCCGGCGGGAACGCACCATTACGAGGCTACTCCATGAAAACGCATCGCTTCGCCGCTGGTATGACGCTGAGCTGCCTGATGCTGTGCGTCAGCTGCACCAGCGCCCCGGTTACGCCAGCGCCGGTGATGATCTCCAGCGCCTGTCCACGGGTGAGCCTGTGCCCGATACCGGGCAGCAACCCAAAGACTAACGGCGACCTGAGCGCCGATATTCGCCAGCTTGAGCGCGCGCTGATCGCCTGCGCGCTGCAGGTTGAAACCGTTAAACATTGCCAGGATGAACTCGATGCTCAAACCCACTAGCCTACGCCAGGCCCTCGCGGCGGCGATCCCGGACCTGCGCGACCATCCCGACCGCTTGCGTCTCACCACCGAAAGCGGGCGCATCGTCTCAACCCTTGCCACCTCGCTCTCATTTGAAGCGCAGTATCAGCTCCAGCTCATCGTCTCGCCGTTTACCGGCGAACTGGAAGAGGTGGTGGTGCCGCTGCTGGCCTGGCTGCGGGTTAACCAGCCGGATCTGATGCCGGTGAACCCGGAGCAGCCCGGCGGCTTCAGCTGGCAGCTCGCGACCGCCGCAGACGGCACGCCGCAGCTGACCCTCCTTATCCCGCTTACCGAGCGTGCGCTGGTCAGTCAGCAGGGGGAGACGCTGCACGCCACCTGGCTGCCGGAACCGCCGGAGCCTGCGGCAGTAACACGGCCGATGGAGCTGTGGATGAAGGACGAGCTGGTCAGCCGCCAGCCTACATCAGGCAGCTGACGCGCTGCCGCATGGATTTTATCCCGGCGCAAGACCGCTCGTTGTGTGAGCCGCCATCGCGCCGGATGAAATGGTCGCTGAATCTCTTTTATCGCATCCTGAACCTATGAACACACTCGCATCGCTTCACGACATTTCGCGCTTACTGCGCAACCTGATCCGCACCGGCGTGGTGGTGGAAACCGACCTTGCCGCCGGGCGCTGTCGGGTAAAAACCGGCGGCATCACCACCGACTGGCTGCAGTGGCTGACCCAGCGCGCCGGACGCTCACGCAGCTGGTGGGCACCCTCCGTTGGTGAACAGGTCATGCTGTTGGCCGTCGGCGGGGAGTTAAGCACCGCGTTTATCCTGCCGGGGATCTTTTCCGACGCGCATCCCGCGCCGTCGGCCTCGGCGGATGGCTGGCACGTGGCGTTTCCCGACGGGGCCACGCTCTCTTATGAACCCGACACCGGCGCGCTCCAGGTGGCCGGCATCAAAACCGCAGACGTCACCGCGTCGGAGTCGATTACCGCCACGGTACCGGTAGTGCTGGTGAAGGCCGAAAGCCGCATCACCCTGGATGCGCCGGACGTGGTCTGCACCAACCGACTGATTACCGGCTCCATCGAGGTGCAACGAGGAGGAACCATGACGGGCAACATTGCGCACAGCGGCGGGGCGCTGACCTCAAACGGTGTGCAGGTCGACAGCCACAGCCACGGCGCGGTACAGCGCGGCGGCAGCTGGACGGAGGGCACGCAATGACGGCGCGCTATGCCGGCATGGACCGGGCCACGGGCGAAACGCTGCTGGATGAGGCGCACATCAGCCAGAGCGTGCGCGACATCCTGATGACGCCGGTGGGCACGCGGGTGATGCGCCGGGATTATGGTTCGCTGCTGTCGGCGCTGCTCGACCAGCCGCAGAACCCGGCGCTGCGGCTGCAGATTATGGCGGCGTGCTACATGGCGCTGCTGAAGTGGGAGCCGCGTATCACCCTGAGCGCCCTGAATTTCGAGACCCGCTATAACGGCGAGATGATCGTTGAGTTGACCGGTCAGCTGGTCGACAGCGCGGGCGACGTATCGTTAACCATTCCACTGAGCTGAGACTATGCCGACCATTGACCTGAACCAGCTCCCCGCCCCGGATGTGGTCGAGGAGCTCGATTATGAAACCATTCTCGCCGAGCGTAAGGCGACGCTGATCTCGCTCTATCCCACTGAGGAGCAGGCGGCCATCGCCCGCACCCTGGCGCTGGAGTCCGAGCCGCTGGTGAAGCTGCTGGAAGAGAACGCATACCGCGAAGTGATGTGGCGTCAGCGTGTGAACGAGGCGGCGCGGGCGGTGATGCTCCCCTATGCCACCGGCAGCGATCTCGACGTGCTGGCGACCAACAACAACACGGCTCGCCTGGTCATCACCCCGGCTGACGACAGCGCCATCCCGCCGGTGCCGGCGGTGATGGAGTCCGACAGCGATCTGCGGCTGCGCACCCAGCAGGCGTTCGAAGGGCTGAGCGTGGCCGGGCCAACCGGCGCTTACGAGTACCACGGACGCAGCGCCGACGGACGCGTTAGCGATATTTCGGTGGAGAGCCCCAGCCCGGCCAGCGTCACCATTACCGTGCTGTCGCGTGAAAACGACGGCAAGGCCGATGCCGGTCTGCTGGCAGTGGTTGAACAGGCACTGAACGCCGAGTCGGTGCGTCCGGTGGGCGACCGGGTGACGGTACAGGCCGCAGAGATCGTGCCCTATGTGGTGAACGCCACGCTGTTCTTCTATCCGGGGCCGGAAGCGGGGCCGATACGTGATGCGGCGGCGCAAAAGCTGCAGCGCTACGTCACCGCCCAGCACCGCCTCGGACGCGATATTCGCCTCTCTGCCATCTATGCCGCGCTGCATGTGGAAGGGGTGCAGCGCGTCGAGCTGAGCGAGCCGACCGCGGACATCACCCTCGGCAAGCATCAGGCCTCGTGGTGCACCGGCTACACCCTGCTGAACGGAGGCGCAGATGAGTGACGACCGCCTGCTGCCGCCCGGCACCTCAACGCTTGAAGTCGCCGCCGCCCGCGCTGCGGCGGAGATTGCCCGCGTGCCGGTGCTGCTGCGTACTCTGTGGAGCCCGGAAAGCTGCCCGACGCGCCTGCTGCCCTATCTGGCGTGGACGCTGTCGGTGGATCGCTGGGACGAGAACTGGCCTGAGGCCACCAAGCGCAGCGTCATCGCCTCGGCGTTCTACATCCACAAGCACAAGGGCACCATCAGCGCGCTGCGCCGCGTGGTGGAGCCGCTGGGATTTTTGATTCAGATCCGCGAGTGGTGGCAGACCGATGAGCAACCCGGCACGTTTCGCCTGGTGGTGGGCGTGCAGGAGAACGGCATCACCGAGGCAATGTTTCAGGAGCTGGAGCGGCTGATTAATGATGCCAAACCCGCCAGTCGCCATCTGATTGGCCTGTCGATCAGCCTGAGTACCGACGGTGCGTTTTTCGTCGGGGCAAACAGCTACGGCGGCGACGAGCTAACGATTTACCCCTATGTGCCTGAAAGCATCACCGTGAGCGGGGGCTTCTACCCGGCTCAGGCGATTCATCTTGTTGACAACATGAGAGTAACTGCATGACCGCGAAATATTTTGCCATTCTGACCAATCAGGGAGCCGCCCGGCTGGCAAATGCCACCGCGCTCGGCACCAGACTGAACCTGACGCAGCTTGCGGTGGGCGACGCCAACGGCGTGCTGCCGATGCCGAACCCGGCGCAGACCGCGTTGATCCACGAGCAGCGCCGCGCGCCGCTGAACCTTATCGACGTCGATCCGGCCAACCCCGGACAAATCATCGTCGAGCAGATCATCCCTGAGGACGAGGGCGGATTCTGGATCCGCGAGATCGGCCTTTACGATGACGAAGGTTTTCTGGTTGCGGTGGCGAACTGCCCGGAAACCTACAAACCGAAGCTGCAGGAAGGCAGCGGCCGCACTCAGACCATCCGCATGGTGCTGATTGTTTCCAGCACCGAAGCGGTAACCCTGAAAATTGATCCGGCGGTGGTGCTGGCAACGCGTAAGTACGTTGATGACAAGGTTATCGAGGTAAAAGCCTATGCCGATGGCCTGCTGAAAAAGCACGTCGAGGCCGCGAACCCGCACCAGCAGTACCCGTTAATCGCTAACGCGCTAAAAGAAATGGCCGACGCCGGGTTGGTAGGCGAGGTTCTCAAAAACCTTGGTTTGGGGGAAGGCTCCGCGCTGCCGGTGGGTGTGCCGGTACCGTGGCCGTCAGCCACAGCGCCAGCAGGATGGCTGAAATATAACGGTGCGACATTCGATAAAGCGCGTTATCCAAAACTCGCTGCGGTTTATCCCAGTGGAGTATTACCCGATCTGCGCGGTGAATTTATTCGTGGCTGGGATGATGGTAGGGGAGTGGATGCGGGGCGTGGATTGTTAACCCCCCAGGCATTCGCGCTACAAA